TCATTCTTGAATGTTCTGAATAGAATGCAAAGGAACGGTGTCCATCCTATTGCCGTGATCTCCAAGTTTCTCAACCAACAAAACGTAGCAGGAAAGATTTTTGCCACTAATAAGATCACTGATTATTTCCTTGGGGATCACTTTTCTTTTTCCCCACTTGCTATCTGTAATCCATATGCTTTTCTCTTCATTGATATATTTTTGAAGAATTTTTTCATTATCTATAGAAGAGAAATGATTTTTCTGGTTCATAGCGCTTCTCCATTTAATGTTACACCACTAGGACCAGTGGTTCTGTTACTTCTCCCTCACGTCCGCCCACGCCCAGATGACGCGGCCCACAATGGCTTTGTCCCAGTCATCGCAGAAATCATTCTTCAGGCTGTAGATCACCGGCGGATATTTTGCTGCGTTGTCGCTGTAATAGGTGATGCTGAAATCATCATCTTTTTCCTGGACGCTTACGCGTTTAACCATACCGGAGCTATCCGGCTCCATCACCAGCATCATATGGCCCGGCCTGCTTACATCCCTGTCGTCACGGTCAACTAGTACGATATCGCCGGGGTTCAGAGTGGGTTGCATAGAGTAGGATGTGCGGCCGATTTCAACGGCGATCAGGTTGCGGCGGTACCGGATGGCTTCTAGGCGTTTGTATACCAGGAACCAGCTCTTGATATCATCCTCAGGCAAATAGCCTGGCCCAGCTCCCACCTCACCCACCAAGGGCGCAGCAATGTAATCTTCCGCCACGGGCGGCGATGCGTATTCGCCAGCAGGGACAACCTTGGTGTTGACGAAGCAGATGTCTCTATCAACTTCAGTGGGCCCATCCTCAGATTTCGTCAGTCGGATTTCACCCCCAAGCCACTCCACAAGCCGTACAAGGGCGTCGCCGCCAACGGTTTCCTGCGCACCGCTTATAAAGCGCGAAAGCGATGCCTGCTGAATGCCGGCGGCGCGCGCAATCTGCGATTGCGCTATGCCGGTTGCTTTAAGTTTCGTCCGCAATATTTCAAAAAAATCTTTCATGATTTTTTCCCTTTACCCAAAAATATGACGTTTGTCATTATGATTGTTTGCATAGATGTTGTCAAATAATGTTTTTTATCATAAACTGCAATCCATGGACATTGAGAATTTCCGTTCAGATTTTTTAGCGAAGCAGGCTGAAACAGGCATGGGGCAGAGCCGGATCAGTGCCGTGTATGGAGTGCAGCAGGCGGCGCTTTCCCGATTTGCCTCAAAAAAAATGGGGCTGAGCTTTAAAAGCATCATAAAGCTCTGGCCTTTTGTGTACGGTTGTGAATTTTCGCCGGCATCCACGATGCGCGAAGACGGAGGAGGCGGTGATGAATAGCCTGTTTGAACCCTGCATCTGGGCCGCCGCTTTGCTGTTCTTCCTGAGCACTCTGGCCGCAGCCTGGTGGCTGGGAGAGCGGTGGCGGGAATGGAGAAGGAAGCAATATCAGAGAAGGCGCGACAAAAGACATCAGGGCAAAGCGGGCAGGGGTTGAACCCTCGCGCCCTCGCCATGGAGGAGCAAATGCAAACAGACAATACGACAGCGATCCCGGCTACAGGCTTTTTACGGCTGAACCAGGTTTTGCGGCTTATCCCGGTCGGAAAAACGGCTTGGTACAGCGGCGTCAAAGATGGGCGCTATCCTGCTCCGGTCAAGTTGGGCCCGCGTACCGCCGCCTATCGCGCTCAGGACATCCGTGCCCTGATTGAACGCTTGGGGCAGAGCGGGTGAGGCGACCGGAACTTAGTCGGTTTACAAGGAAAAGATATTTCAAAGGAGCACGACGCAATGAACATGGAGCATGTTGAAAGTATCGTCGCCGAATACGCCCGCAACAAGGCCGAGGCAGACCGTCTCACGGCGCGCAACGCGGAGTTGGCCGAAGAGATGCAGACATTGGCGAAATTCAGGCCCGGATCGGACACCGGCAAGCTGGAAGCAGCGGGCTACCGGGTAAGCGTGACCCGCCGCATCAATGAAAAGTGGGATCAGCACAAGCTGGCGGCGGCGCGGGAAAAACTCACGGACAATGTTTTTTTTACGCTTTTCCGCCAGAAGTACGAGCCTGACCGCCGGTCCCTCAACGTCTTCATGCACGGCAATTCCGACGGTTCGCTCAAGGCCCTGCTTATTAACGCCTGCACCACCAGCGCGGGAAAGCCCGCCGTCAAACTTGAGGCGGTGGCGCCATGAGCGGGCTCAAGATCATCAGCGCGGATCAGCGCATGGCCGAACAGGGCGGCATCAAGGGCGTGATCTTCGGCCTGGCCAAAATCGGCAAGACGTCCCTGCTCTGGACCCTGGACCCGGCAAGCACTCTTTTTGTGGACCTGGAGGCGGGCGGTCTCTCCGTGCAGGGCTGGGGCGGGGACTCCATCGCGGTGCGCGACTGGGACAGCGCGCGCAACATCGCGTGCTTCCTGGGCGGCCCCAACCCTGCCCGACGCCCGGATCAGACCTACAGTCAGGCGCATTATGACTATGTGCTCAAGGAGTATGGCGACCCGGCGGCGATGGGCAAGTACCAGACTATTTTTGTGGACTCCATCACCGTGGCTTCGCGCCTGGCCCTGCAGTGGGCCAAGGGGCAGCCCGAGGCTTTCAGCGAGCGCACCGGAAAGCCGGACATGCGTGGGGCCTATGGCCTGCTGGGGCAGGAGATGATCGGCTGGGTGACGCAGTTGCAGCACATCGGCAGCCGCAACGTGTGGTTTGTGGGCCTGCTGGACGAGAAGCGCGACGACTTCAACCGCTCCTATTACGAGCCGCAGATCGAAGGCAGCAAGACCGGCTTGGAATTGCCCGGCATTGTGGACGAGGTTGTCACCATGACGGAACTGAAGCCGGAAGGCGAGAACGCCCAGCCGTACCGGGCTTTCATCTGTTCCCGGCCCAATCCCTGGGGCTATCCGGCCGGGGATCGCAGCGGCAAACTTGATCAGGTGGAAGCGCCGCACCTGGGGCGGCTCATGGACAAGATACGCGACGGGCGGCGGCCCGCTGCGGCGGACTATACCTATCACATCCAATAATGAGGAGAAGAGCCATGCATGATTTTAATACCGCGGACCGCCAGCAGAACGGTTTCGACCTCATCCCGTCGGGCACAGTGTTGCCCCTGGTCATGACCATCCGCCCCGGCGGCGCGGGCGAAGGCGGCTGGCTGCGCGACTCGCAGTCTTCCGACGCGCAGATGCTGGACTGCGAATTTACGGTGGAGTCCGGCCCCTACGCCAAGCGCAAGATATGGCAGATGTTCACCCTGACCGGCGGCAAGCTGAATGAAAAGGGCGAGTCCATTGGCGGCAATATCAGCCGCGCCGCATTGCGGGCCATCCTGGAAAGCGCGCGCAATATCGAGCCCGACGACATGAGTGACGCGGCGCGCACCGCACGCTGCATCAACGGTTGGCAGGATTTCTGCGGGATTACGTTCTGGGCCCGGCTGGGCGTGGAAAAGGACAAGACCGGCCAGTACTCCGACAAAAACAAGATCGCCTGCGTGCTGACGCCGGACATGAAGGACTACGGCAAAATGAGCGAGGCTCCGGCCGGGCATCCGGGCGGCTCCTCCAGCGCCGCGCCCGCGCCTGCCCCGGCCTGGGGCGCTTCGGCCCCGGTGGCTTCTCCCGCTCCGGCTCCGGCACAAGCTCCTGTCCAACCTTCGGAAGCGGCGGCGCCGGGCCAGATACCGCCCGCGCAGGCCGCGCCCGTGCCCGCTTGGGCGCGGTAAAATCTTCTCCTCATACACCCTCGCAAGCCCCTTGCCCGCCGGGGTCTGAATACGGCGGGCGCGATTTTTGAGGAGAAGAGCGTCATGTGGAAGCATCAGATTTTAGCCGAGTTGCAGTTTTTATATGCAGGTGCTCTGCAAGCACAAAGGCTCCCGATTTGGCAAGAACGGTTGCCGCAAATGATCTCTCAGCTTGAGGAATCCATAGGCGTTTTTGCCGGTGATATCTTGTCGATAGAAAAAGCGAGTCAACAGTTTATCGACAAAGAGATGGCAAGGGAATTTTTTCATCTGCCGTTTTCAAATACATTGTTTATGTACCAAGAAGAAACAAAGCATGCTGTACATATTGGAGAATTAGAAGGCTACGATACGCTGTTTTCTTGGGGATTCCTTTTTGACAAAGATAGCAATTGCTGGTTGCCAGACGCCTATTTCTCTTTGTTTCATTTAAAAAGTGAAACGCTGCATCATTATGGAGCGCTTTATCCAGAAACGGAACTTGAAACGCGCCTTGACCTCGTTTCGTCCAGGGCATTGTCTCAAAGACATCTAAGTGCTGTCGCTTTTATACTGAACGTCCTCAACTGCAAGAATGTCCAACTTTCACCTGTCGAGCCGCCGGAACGGCTCAACCGCGTACGTGCCAAAAAAGGGAAGAATCCACTCTATCGATACCATATTCTGACGGTTGATCTTAATAAGGCGCAAAAGGTGGTTGACTCAACGTCACAGAGGCAGTTCGGCATTATGCCTGTCCATCTCTGCCGTGGGCATTTCAAAGAGTATACCGAAGACAAACCACTGTTCGGCCGTGTTACAGGGCGTTTTTGGTGGCAGCCCTATGCAAGAGGCAAGGCGGAAAATGGCGTAGTGATGAAAGATTACGATGTGAGAAAGGCATGATAGATCGTACATATCAGACTCTGTTTGTAGACAATATGTATAACGCTCTCTTAGAAAAAGGGAACACTGCTGGCGTGTGTCCAACCGGCGGTGGTAAAACCTACATAATGGCCAGATTGGTGCAAAAGGTGGGCGGTAAAATAGCAGTGCTCCAGTCCAGTATCGAGCTTGTAAAACAGAATATGCGTAAATTCCGGGACGTGATTCCTGGTCTCCACATGAGCTTATACACCGCCGAGGCCAAAAGCTGGCGCGGCGACGTTACTTTCGCCATGGCCCAGACTCTGGCCCGCAATCTCTCCTCCATCCCCAAGCTGGACATGCTGCTCGTGGATGAGTGCCACCACATAGTGGCCCCTGGTTATCTCAAAATTGTGGAAGCCGTGAAGGATAAAAACCCGGACTGCATGATAGCGGGCGTCACGGCCACGCCCGCACGCGGCGACGGCAAGGGGCTGCGCGCGGTGTTCGACAACTGCTGCGCCCAAATCAGCCTGCACAGCCTGATCAGCATGGGCTTTCTGGTCCGGCCGCGTACTTTCGTCTGTACCCTGGGCGGCACGGACGAAAAGCTGGCGTCCCTGCGCAAGACCCGTTCCGGCGAGTACGACATGCACGAGGCCGCCGAGGTGCTGGACCTGGCCGTGCATAACGAGGCTGTGGTGCGCGAATGGCGCAAGCTGGCAGGAGACCGCAAAACCATCGTTTTTTGCTCCACTGTGGAGCATGCCCGCCATGTGCTGGAAGCCTTTCTGGCCCAAGGCGTGCGCGCCGCTCTGGTCACGGGGGAGATGCCCGCCGGGGAGCGCAAGGCCCTGTTGGAGCGCTTCGACAAAGTGGACGCGGCCAACGGCGTGCAGGTGCTGGTCAACGTGGCCGTGCTGACCGAAGGCTACGACAGCCAGCCGGTGAGCTGCGTGGTGCTGCTGCGGCCCTGCTCCCAGAAGTCCACCATGCTGCAGATGATCGGACGGGGCCTGCGCGTTGTGGACCCGGCGCTGTATCCCGGCGTGGTCAAGAAAGACTGCATCGTGCTGGATTTCGGGCGTTCCCTGGTCACGCACGGCGATCTGGAAAGCAAGGTGCGCCTGGACGACAAGCCGAAAACCTGTCCCGAATGCGGAGCGGAGATTCCTCGCGGAGTCATGGAATGCCCCATCTGCGGCCATGCCTTCAAAGCGCCGGCACGGGGCGCGGGCGGCGATCCCGACGGCGAGGACGGGCCCGAAGCCGTGAGCAACGTGGCCATGGAGGAAGTTGATCTGCTCAATGCCTCGCCGTTCCGCTGGTGTGATCTTTTCGGTTCCGGCAAGGTCATGCTGGCCAGCGGTTTTGAAGCCTGGAGCGCCGTGTGCTCGGCCGACGGCGAAAACTGGCTGGCCCTGGGCAAACTCAAGGGGGAAGGGACGTTGCGGCGTCTGGCCGTAGGCGAACGTATCCCGGCTCTGGCCGCGGCGGACGACTTTTTGCGCATGAACGAAAGCGACGATGCGGCCAAGAAGAATCGCCGCTGGCTCAACGACGCCTGCACGGAAAAACAATGGGGGCATTTGCAACGCCTGGGATACGGGCAGGGCTCCATGCTGGCCTTCACCAAGTACAGCGCGGCCTGCACGCTCAATTTTTTCTGGAACAGGGGACTTATCGAACGGGAGGTGCTCCATGTCTGAGCCGTTGGATCTGAAACTGCTGGGCCGCCTGCTGACCGAAGCGGGCCTTGTGGACAAGAACTTTGCCGCCATGAGCGCGGACGAGGTGCGCGGCGTGGCGGGTTGCATGGATCAGGCGACGAAAAAACGTTGCATCCACTGCGACCAGTGGGAAAAGGCGCCTGAGTCCCCGTGGTGGATCGGCAAATGCCGCATCGGCGGGCATGGCATCGACAGGGACAGCTTTTGCACGCTTGTCACTGACGAGCCGCCGTTCTAAGCGCTCATGGTGCTGCGGAGACGGCTGTCCGGCCGGGAGCGCAAGGCGCTCTATCAGGACTATCTGAAAACGGACCACTGGCGGCAGCGGCGGGAGATGGCCCTGGAGCGGGCCGGGGGGCGCTGCCGGGAATGCGGAAAAGGCGGGCCGCTGGAAGTGCACCATCTGACTTACGCGCGGCTGTTCCAGGAGCGGGACGAGGATTTGCTGGTGTTATGCCGTGACTGTCACGGCAGGCGGCATGGCTACAGAGGAGAAGAAGACATGCAGGATTTTAATATGCGCAATACCGGCGGCCGCGTGGCGCATCTGGTGGATACGGCTATGCTGCGCGCGCAGGAGGCGGCTGACACTGAACGGCTGGCCGCGCGCACGCCGCGCATCGGGGCGTCCCGGCTGGGCGAATCCTGCCTGCGCAAGCTGCAATATGAATTTTTCAAAGCGCCCAAGGATAAGCCGTTTACGGGCAAGGCTCTGCGCATTTTTCACCGGGGGCACGAGGGTGAAAACTGGATGGCCCAATGGCTGCGTCAGGCCGGTTTTGAGCTGTACACGCACAATGCCGACGGCCAGCAAATATGCTTCCGTGCTCTGGACGGCAAGATTCTGGGTTACGCCGACGGCGTAGTGCGCTCCGGTCCGGAAGAGTGCGGTCCGTATCCGCGCCTCTGGGAGAACAAAGTTCTCGGCGCCAAGGGCTGGAACAAGATCGGGCGCGACGGGCTCAAAAAGGCCTATCCCGTTTATTACGGGCAGGTACAGCTCTATATGGCCTATTTTGAACTGACCGACGCGCCCGCGCTGTTCACGGCGCTCAATGCCGACAGCATGGAAATCTGCGCTCTGGACGTGCCTTTTGACGCGGCGACGGCGCAGGAGCTTTCCGACAAGGCCGTTAATCTGGTGCGGGCCTGCGAGGCCGGGCAGTTGCTGCCGCGTTGTGCCACTGACGAGACCTGGTTTGAATGCAAGTTTTGCGACTGGCGGCAACGCTGCTGGTCCAGCCAAGAAATTTGAAGTCAAAGCGAGCGAACATGAATGCTGTCTTCGACTTCAACACGGCCACGCGGCAGGATGCCCGGCCCGTTCGCAACCGGGTCCGCGGCGTTGTGAATCCCGCTGAAGCGTTCCGTGAGTTCCTGCTGTCCAAGGGATTGCACCCCGGCGGCAGCGTCGCCCCGACTGGAGACCGGGTGCAACGATGTCCGGCGGACGGCGACAAGCCCGGCCGCACGTCCGGCTGGTATGTGTTTTATGTGGACGATCTGCCCGCCGGAGAGGCGGGCGACTGGAGAACCGGCGAAAGCTGGACGTGGTGCGCAAAAGAAAAAGACTCGCTCAGCTTTGAGGAGTCGAAAATCGCACAGGCGCATCTGGAGCGCGCCCGCAGGATGCGGGAGCAAGAGCGCGCGCGGCTTGCCGCTGAGGCCGCCGCGCGGGCTGAAAAGGAGTGGACGCGCGCCGTTAGATGCGGCGCCCATCCCTATCTGAGCCAAAAGGACGTGAGTGCCTACGGTCTCAAAATGGCGGCCGGGAAACTGCTGGTGCCGGTCATGGACTCGGCGGGGGCACTGCGCTCCCTGCAATTCATCGACGCCGACGGGAACAAAAAATTTCTCTTCGGCGGCGCCATCGCCGGATGCTTTCACCGCATTCCCGGTACAGACGACGTTGTGGCCGTGGCCGAGGGCTACGCCACGGCGGCGAGCATTCACAGAGCCACGGGCTGGACCGTGCTGACGGCTTTCAACGCGGGCAATCTGCTGCCTGTGGCGCGGGCCTGGCGCGACGTCCATCCCGGCTGCCGCCTGGTCATCTGCGGCGACGACGACCGCTGGACGTCCACGGGCAACGTGGGGCGCGCCAAGGCCGAGGCCTGCGCCAAAGAGGTTGGAGGCGTTGCGCTCTTTCCGTCCTTTGCGGCGGATGAGGGCAGGCCCACGGACTGGAATGATTTGCACCAGCGTGAAGGGCTGGAGGAGGTGAAGCGGCAACTGCTGGCCGGTGCGGAGCAGCGGCGGCGGGACATCCGGTCATGGGGCCTTGATCGCTTTGCCGGAAAAGCCCCGGAGCGACGCTGGCTTGTGGAGAACATCATGCCCTGCGGCGCGGTGTTTGTGCTGGCCGCCATGGGCGACGCCGGCAAGGGTCTGCTGACCCTGGACCTGGGACTCAAAGTCGCGGGCAAGGTTGCTCTACGCGAGAACGGCGGGGATGATGCGCAGGATTTCAATCCGGATCTGGCGGCCTTCGGCAACCGGATTTTGCGGCAGGGGCCGGTGGCGGTTATTTCCGCCGAAGACAGTGCCGACGAAGTGCATCGCCGTCTTCAGAGCATCGGCGTGGGCCGGGCGCGGGAGATGTATGTGCTGCCGCTGCCCAACGCCGGGGGGCCGCTGCCGGTCATCGTGCCCGGCAAGCACGGCCCGGAGCTGTCCGCCGACTGGCTGGAACTGCGCGCCCAGCTTGTGGAACTGCGGCCCGCGCTCATCGTCATTGACCCGCTGGCCAGTTTCGTCATGGCGGACATCAACGCCGATCCCGCCGTGGGAGCCTTCACCATGGGGCACATGGCGCAACTGGCGCAGGAAACCGACGCGGCCGTGGTGCTGGTGCACCATCTGGCCAAGAGCAAGGCCAACGTGGCCACGCCGGAAGAGGCCCGCGCCCTGATCCGGGGCACCTCGGCCATCGTGGACAACGCCAGGGCGGCCTATGTGCTCTGGAACGTGGAGGAAAAGGCGGGCAGGACTGCCTGCGCCGCGCTGGGCGTGGACTGGGCGCGCAACCGTGTCATGAAGGGCTGCCTGGTCAAAAGCAACGGGCCGGGCGACCGGGAGATCAAGACCTGGATACGCAACGAAGCGGGCCTGCTGGAGGTGCGCAACGAGCAGTTGCGCAGCGCCGCCAGGGAGCGCACGCCGGCGCTTCTGGACAGCCTTGCGGCGGCCTGCGCCGAAGCCGCGCAACGGGGACAGCCCTTTACCAAAACCGGGGCCAACGGCCTGTTCACGCGGCGGCAGGAATTGCCCGCCGAATTGCGGTCCCTGGCGCGGCACCCCCTGGAAACCTATGCCCAGCGGCTTCTGGAAGCAAAACGCCTGGTGCTCTGCATCGCCAAGGGCAGCACCAGCAAGAAATGGCTGGACGTGCCGGACGGCGACTTTGCCCTGGGCATGGGGCAGTTCGCCACCGGCGCGACGGAGGATAAGGAAAATGATTCGTAACACCGTTTCCGGCGTTTCCAAGAAAGTATTTCCATGCAGACTTAGCAAAAACAATGGGTTATGTATGATTTCCAGCCATTTCCGGAAAAGCGTTTCCGGAAGTTTTGAGAGATTTCCGGATTTCCATGCTACCTGTGGAAACGTCTGGAAATTGGAAATGTCTTTTATAACATATTGAAATTAAAAGAAAAATTTGCACCCCCGACGACGGGGAGATATATATAGCTCGTAGAGCTATATATCTCCCCTCCCCGAGGAGGGGGTGCAGGGGTGCGGGAACAAAGGAGCGGCGCGATGTGTGATTACGAATACCCCGAAACCGTGGCGGCGGACAATCCCGGCATACACGGTCGGCGGTGGTGGGAGCCGGAACAGCGGGCCGAGGAAAACGGCCTGCCGGAAAAGGGGAAGGCGGAATCCGTGGAGGAGGTGCGGCATGACGGAGAATAACAGCGCGCGGCCCGTGGTGGTGAGCTATACGCCCAAGATTCTGCGGAACATGGCCGAGATTTGCGAGGAGATGGGGGTAAGCAGTCATGTCGTCCGGAAATGGGTAAGCATGGGAGCGCCTATCGCCATTGAGGGCATGGGGGCCAAAAGACGCTATAGCGCTGAAACGGTACACCTTCAGTTATGGCGGGAAAAGCTGTCAAGCTAAAATTGCTTATCACCAGCCTTCGTCAGCTTATCACCAGCTTTAAATTCAGCCTGTCACCTCAAAACCCATGTTACGCTTTTGCCAAAAGCAGGAGCGTAGCCCATGCCCATCTTCACCGACAAGATCCACAGCGTCCTTCGCCGTCCCGGCTTCGAGGGGCCGCAGCAGTTGCGGGGTTATATTCCCTGCGATCTGACCACAGGCGGCACAGCCAACTATTACGGCGGCCCGAACCCGGAGCGGTACATTCCCATGGGCATCAGCGGCGTGACCATCGGCACGGGCGTGAACCTGGGCCAGACGGACGCCGAGACGCTCAACGGCATGGGCGTGAGTCCCGGCATTGTTAATCAACTCCGCCCCTATCTGAGCCGGAGCAAGGCCGCCGCCGTGGACGCGCTGCACCGTCTGCCGCTGACGATCAGCCAGGCCGTGGCCGACGAGCTGGATGCGGCCATGCTCAACCATCACATCACAAAAATTGCCGACTATTATGACCGGGCCGTCGGTCTGCCGGGCCGGTTCGCAACTCTGCCCTGGCAGGCCCAGGCCGTCATCGTCAGCATCCAGTATCAGCGCGGGGTCAACAGCCCGCGCAAATATCCCAACACCTGGAAGGCTTTCGTCAATCAGGACTGGCAGGACGCCACCGCTCGTCTCAAGAACGGCAGGCTATGGAGCGGCTATCAGAAACGCCGCCGTCAGGAAGGCGAACTGCTTGAGGAGATCGCGTAATGGGCGTGCTTTCCACCTTGGCCGGGGGACTGGCCGGTCTGTTCGTCAAGAAGGTCACCACCATGGAACCGGACGGCGCGCGGGTCACGCGGCGCAAGGCGCGAAAATCCACGAAAGCCATGGCTTATGTGTTTGGTTTCATGGTTGTCTGGCACTTCATCCTCTGGCCCGTGCTCAATTATTTTTTCCCCGAGGTGGGTTTTCCGCCCATCGACGCGGGGCTGCTGAGCGGCCTGTTGAGTCTGGGCTTCTGAGATGAGCGCCACGGCCGAAGAGCGCCTGGCCCGCATCGAGGCCCAGCTCGCCGGGCTCAACCAGCGCCTGGACGAGGTGGTGATCACGCAGCTCAAAGATCACGGCAAGCGCCTGGCCGTGCTGGAGCGACGGCAGGTCTGGATAGGCGGATGGATTGCAGGAGCCGGGGCGGTCGGTGTGAGTATCGGGGCCGGGCTGACATGGTTGCTGAAAGTTCTGGGTGGCATGTGATGGCGCGCAAACTCACGGATAAGCAAGCCGCCTTTGTGGCGGAATACCTGGTGGACCTCAATGCCACGCAGGCGGCTATCCGTGCGGGGTACAGCGAGCGGACGGCCTACCGTATCGGCGCTGAGCTACTTCAGAAAACTTCAGTCGCAGAAGCTATCGCCGCAGGCCAGGCCAAGCGTGCGCAGCGGGTAGAGATCACCGCCGACCGCGTGGTGGCCGAACTGGCGAAGATCGCTTTTGCGGACCCGCGCGACCTCATGGAGTGGGGACCCGACGGCGTAAAGCTCAAGGCCAGTGCGGACCTGACTGAAGAACAGGCCGCCAGCGTGGCCGAAGTAAGCGAAACCACCACCAAGGACGGCGGCAGCCTCAAACTCAAGAAACACGACAAGGTGAAAGCGCTGGAACTGCTGGGGCGGCACATGGGCATGTTCAAGGACAAAGTGGAAAACGAAATCTCCGGCGGCATGGCCCTGCACCATGAGGTCACGCCTGTGGTGGCCGGGCTTTTGGATCGGCTGGGGAAAGAAAAGGAAGGTCAGGCATGACGGAACGCGAGCAGGCCCGAGCCGCCTACGCCCAGGCGAGCCACGCCGACGATCTGCGCGCCCTGTGCGCCGGAGACCTCTTTTTCCTGCTGGTTCACGGCATGGGCCGGGCGGACATGGACAACGATTTTTGTTTCGCCCGCTGCCGCGAGGTGCAGGCCGTGCCGGACGGCTGTCTGGATCTCTGGGCGCGCGAGCACTACAAGTCCACGATTATCACCGTGGGCCTGACCATTCAGAATATTCTGAACAATCCCGGCCTGACTGTAGGAATTTTCAGCCATACCCGGCCCATCGCCAAGGCCTTTTTGCGTCAGATCAAGCGCGAGTTCGAGACGAACCGGCTTTTGCAAGAGCTTTTTCCGCATATCTGTCCCCAGGCCAAGGGCGAATTCCGCACCTGGAGCGAGGACAACGGCATTGTGGTGCGGCGGGAGAACAATCCCAAGGAAAACACCGTGGAAGCCTGGGGCCTGGTGGATGGTCAACCCACAGGCAAACATTTTGATCTGCTGATCTATGACGATGTGGTGACGCTGGAAAGCGTGAGCACGCCGGAGCAGATCGCCAAAACCACCGAGGCCTGGCGTCTGTCGCTCAACCTGGGAGCGCGCGGCGGAGCGCGGCGCATGATCGGCACCCGCTACCATGCCAACGACACCTATGCCGAGCTTATCAAGTCCGGCTCCGTGTCAGTGCGGCTGCACCCGGCCACCAGCGACGGCACGTTTGAGGGTGAACCGGTATTGCTGTCGCGCGAGGTGCTTGATGAAAAGCGTCGGGACATGGGGCCCTACGTCTTTGCCTGCCAAATGCTGCAGAACCCGCTGGCCGACAAGGCGGACGGCTTCCGCACGGAATGGCTGCGCTACTGGCGGCCCGCTGAAAATCTCTGGCGTCCCATGAACCGCGTCATCCTCGTGGACCCCGCAGGAAGCAAGAAAAAGGCCAGCGACTACTCCGTATTCTGCGTTGTCGGCTGGAACGTGGACAAGGGGCTGTATCTCATTCACGCCGAGCGCTCCCGATTGAATCTCACTGAGCGCACAGCAACGGTGTTCCGTCTGGCGCGGGAGTTCGATCCGCTCTTTGTGGGCTATGAGCAGTACGGCCTGCAATCGGACATCGAGCATATCCAGGGCGAAATGGACCGGCTCAACTACCATTTCGCCATCCGTCCTCTTGGCGGCAAGACAGCCAAGATCGACCGCATCAGGCGGCTGATTCCGTGGTTCGAGCAGGGACGATTTTTTCTTCCGGCGCAGGCCAGCTTCAGGGATGGAGAGGGCCGCATCCGCAATTTTACCAGGGAATTTGTGGAGGAGGAATACGAAAGCTTCCCGGTCTGCGTCCATGACGACATGCTCGACTGTCTGTCCCGAGCCGTGGACCCGGATGTGAGCGTGCCTTTCCCTGATGCCGCGGATGGACGCAGCGCCGTTGAAAAGGAGCTGGACCGCATGCGCGAAACCAGCAGACTGCTGAGCGGCGACAAGCACGGCCTCAAGTACGGCTACGGCGGGCCGGGGGTCATATGAGCATCAAGTATCGTTTTGCCCTGGCCGACACGCCCGCGCTGCGCCGTCTGCCCTTTGAGCGGATGGAGTCCGAAGGCATCGCGCGGGCCGTGATCTGGAACCGTGTCGATCCCTGCCTGCTGGACTGGCTGGAGTGCGTCAATCCCCAATATGCGGTCTGCTGGCTGGCCCATGACCGGAATAATGCCCTTGCGGGAACCGTCTGGCTCAACCCTGTCATGGGCCTGTGCGGCTGTGTGCATTTCTGCATCTTCAAGGCGGCGCGGCCGGACTGGAAAAACCTCGGGCGTCAGGCCATAGCGCATCTGTTTCAGGCGCGTCCGCTGGCCGGGCTGCTGGCCGTCTGGCCCGCGCACTACCGTTATGTGACCAGAGCCGCAAAGCATTGGGGCTTCGGCAAGCCGGCGCTGCTGCCCAAAGCCTGCCACATGCCCGGCATACACAAGCCCGCGCGTTGCCGCGACGGTCTCATGGCCGTGCTGCAACGGAAGAATTTCAACCTGGAGGCATAACTATGGGCGGCGTGATTTCATCCATTTTCGGCGGCGGCCAGAGCAGCGCTCCGGCTCCCGTGGTCTATGAGGCCGAGGCCGCGCCGCGCGAGGCGGAGCAGGAGGCCGAAGCCTCCAATGTGCGCGACGAGGAAAAGCGCAAACTGCGCCAGCGGCGGCAGATGGGCGGCACGCTGCTCACGTCGCCCCTGGGCGTTGCCGGCGGCGCCAACAGCACGGGCACGTCCCTGCTGGGGCGCTCCGGCCTGAACGGTTGAGGGCTGCGGAATGGATTTGAAAGACGTCAAGCAACTCGTCGGCCATCTGGAAAGCCTGCGCGCCAGGCGTCTGGCCCAACAGCGCGAATTGGGGCGGCTGATCCTGCCTTCGCGCGGGCTGTTCCAGGGCGAGGACGCGGAAAGCCTGCGCGAGTCCAACCTGTTCAATCCGGCGGCCAACCGCGCCTTGCGCAAGGCGGCCGCGGGCATGACCCAGGCCATTACTCCGGCCGGCAATCCCTGGTTCAAGCACGCCTTTCTGCTGCGCGAGGACCGCGAGGCCACGGGCGGGAACGAGTATGTGGACGCGGTTGACAATCTGCTGCGCACCGTGCTTTCCGCCGGGGGCTTCTATCGGGCCATCCATTCTTTCAACAAGGAGCTGCTGGGCTTCGGTTGCGCTCTTTTGGGCTGCGAGGAAAGCCCGCGCACGGTGGCCCGCTATTTCTGCCAGACCTGCGGCACGTACTGCGTGGCCCTGGACGAGGACGGCGATCTTGACGCCGTGGCCCGCCGCCTGCTGATGACCCCGCGCGAGCTGGCCCGGCGCTTCGGCGAGGACCGTCTTTCCGACATAAGCCGCCAGAAGTTGAAAAAGGATTCGTATGATCCCGTGCCCGTGCGCCATGTGGTCCAGCGCCGGGCGGCGCGCGATCCGGAACGCATGGACCGGAGCAACATGCCCTGGGGCTCCTGGTGGTATGAGGAGGGCGGCGCGAGCGATTTTCTGGACGTGGGCGGCTTCCGTGCCATGCCCTTCTTTTTCACAGTCTGGGAGGAAGCGCGTGGCGTGTACGGCACCGGGCCCGGCGACGAGGCCCTGGCCGACCAGAAAGGCATCGAAGGCTGGGAATTGCGCAAGGCCGTGGGCGTGGAAAAGATGATCGACCCGGTGCTTGTTTCGCAAGGGCCGCTCAAGGCCTATGTGGACACCTCGCCGGGGGCCGTCATCCCCTCCGGCGGTTTCGGCGCGGACAGCCTCAAACCGCTCTATGAAGTCAATTTCGGCCCGGCCGTCCAGCATGTGCAGGAAGAGATCAACCAGATTTCCCTGCGTCTGGAAGACGTGATGATGGCCAACATCTTCGCCAACATGAGTCTGGAGACGCGCCCGGCGGGCATGACCATGACCGAGTACATGGACCGCCGCAGACGCAGCGCCGAGCTCATGGGCCCCACTGTGTCCAGCTATGAGCCGCGCATTCTCTCCCCCGTGCTGGAGAACACTTTCGGCCTGCTGGAGGAATACGGCCTGCTGCCCCGGCCGCCGGACGGCCTCTCGCCCTTCGCCTCGCTCAATGTCTCCTATCAGTCGCCCATGGCTCAGATGCTTGAACAGAGCGGGGCCGTGGCCATCCAGAGCCTTTTCGAGCTGGCCGCGCCCATGCTGCAGGCCGCGCCGGATCTGGCGGACAAGATCGACTTTGAGCAGGCCATTGACGAGCTGGCCCAGCGTCTGGGCGTGCCCGCCACGGTGATCCGCTCCGATGAAACCGTGGCCGCCATGCGGCGGCAGCGGGCCGAAGCGCAGGCCGCGCAGCGGCAACAGACGGCGGAAGCGCAGATGCTGCAACAAGTGGCGGCCCTGGGCAATGTGAAAACCCAGGGCACCGTGGCCGGCGAGGTGTTGGGAACAGTACAGGGAGGAGAGTCCGCATGAAGAGGCCCGAGGAATTGGCCGCTGAACGGCAGGCCAGAAAACAGGAAGAGCGGCAGGCGCGTATTGATCTGCGAGAGGTCTTGCAGACCGAAGCCGGACAGCGCGTCTTCATGCGCCTGCTGAACACGCTGAAGGTCAATGAACAGTTGAGAGATGCGGCTGACGTGAACTGGCACAACGCGGCCCAGCTCATATTGAATGACATTGCCGCCGCCCATCCGGCGGCCTGCGTGCGGCTTATGGCCCGGCTGCGCGGCATCGGCGGCGCTGAACTTTTGCAAACCGAGGAGGAAACCCATGCCTGAAGACATCACCCCCGGCGCGACGCCCCCGGAAGGCGGAGAATCCGCGCAGGGAAGCGCGGCGGCCGCGCAGCGGAGCGAGCCGGAAACCACGCTTTCCGGCGAAGCGAGAGCGAGTGCGGCGCAGGGACGCGCCGCCGAGCATCATCCTGAAGATTGGCGAAGCTCCCTTCCCGCCGCCTGGGCCGACAAGCTCAAGGACGTGGCGGGCGAAGAGGATGCCGTCAAGGCCCTTGAGCGCGGCCTGTCCTACACGCCCGCGCTCAAACCCGAGGATGTGGAGCTGAAATATCCCGACGGCATCCAGGTGGACGAGGGCGTGCGCGACAATTTTTGCCGGTTCTGCGTGGACAAGGGCATCACCCCGGTCCAGGCCCAGGCGCTGCTGGACTGGCAACTGGCCGCCAACAAGGAAATCACGGACGCGGTCATGGCAAAAGGCAAGGCCGAGCTGCAAAAGCTCTGGGGCAGCCGTTTTGAAGAGAACAGCGCCAAGGCCCTCAAGGCCGTGGTGGCCCTGGACAAGCGCATGGGCGGGCGGCTTTCCAAAACCATGGCTTTCAACGGCATGAACAACAACCCCGTGCTGGTGGAGGCTTTTCACGCCATCGGCACGCTTATTTCCACGGACGCCCTTTCCGGCGGCCGGGCCGCCCCGGCTCCGGACAAAGCGGAAACGGCGGAAGAAACCTACAACGGCATGTTCAATAAGTGAGGTGACCAACCATGCCCGACATGATCCCGCAGACTCTCAAGGAAATCGCCCTGGACAAGGCGAAAAAGCGCCCGGAGCTGGTGGACTATCTCACCGAGGAAGCCCCCATTCTGGCCATGCTCAAATGGATTCCGGCCACGCACGGCCTCTGGAACGTGGAAGAAGTGCTGGCCAACGTGCAGGGCCCGGCCTTCGGCGAACTGGGAGCGCCCCTGCCCAGCATGAAGGCCGACACCAATTTGCGCCAGACCTACGTCTCCGTGCTGGGCGGCGAAATGGAAGTGAGCAAGGACAAGGCCGACCAGTTCGGCGGCGCGCCCAAGTACTTCGCCCGGCGCGAATCCGCCATCCTTAAAAAGGCGGGCAGCGACACCGAGCTGGCCATCTGGCGCGACCATTGGCGCAAGGCCGCTCTGGCCAAGAAACTCGTCAGCAAGGGCCAGGCCACGGGCAACGCCTACACCGTCCTGGTGGTGCGTTTCGACAAGGAAATCAATATCGGCATCTATGATCCCACGGGATTTAACCAGGGCCGACTGGTGGACATCACGCCCATCAACGGCGGCAGCCTCTATCACCTGCGCAGCCAGGAAGGCGTGCTGGGCTACGGCGTTGAATACCGCGGCCGTTTCGGCTGGCAGAACCTCGCGCCCGAACGCGCGGTGCACGCCGTCGTCAACGTCAACGCCGACAACCTGCCCAGCCTGGGCCAGTTGGAGGACGCCATTGCCGCTGTGCGCGGCACGGCGGAAAACACCTACATCTTCGGCCATCACAAAATCCTGCAGAAGACCATGAGCGCCATCAAGAAGGAATACCTGCAGATGACCGTCAACGACGGCTCCATGAAGACCGTCATCGGCGACATCAACGGCGTGAAGCTGGTGGGTTCCTACAATCTGCCCGACGGCACGGAAGCCGCCGTTTAGCGCGGCACGGACAGGAGAAAGCATATGAGCAAGCATTTTGAATACGGCGCGGAAAACCGCTGGCATGACCAATACTTTGAAAAGGGCGTTACGCTGCCCGATTCCGCCGGCGTCGTGTGCGCCAACGCCCTGGCCGTGGGGCAACATCACGGGGCGCTTGCCGTCACGCTGGTTGCGGACGGCGCGGTGAGCATTCCCGCGGCCAAAAAGCTGACCGTCACCGTACAGGGAAGCGGCACAGAGAACGGCGTATTTGCCGACGTGGCGAGCGCGCCGGAAATGAGCGTCAGCGGCGGAGCCGATGCGGCCGCGGTCTTTGCCGACGGCGAAGTCATCGGCAAGCTGGTGCTGCCGGATATGGCGGATTACGCCAGAATCAAGCTGACCACGGACGGCGCGGCCACCGGCAAGGTGGACGTCTTCCTCAACTATCCGGCCCGCTAGGAGCATTCCCATGATTGCCCAGACCAGCGTCGTTGTCCGCTACATCGTAACCGCCGGGGTCTTGTCCTACGCCGTTTCCTTTCCCATCTACAGTGAAAAGGACGTGCGCGTAACCTTTTCCACGGACGGCAGAACGGAAACGGCGCTGGTTCTGGGCGCGGACTACACGGTGACCGTACTGTCCTCCGGCGGCGGGACTGTCACGTTGAACTCTGCCGGGATTGTTCCCGCAGGGGCGGTACTGGCCGTGGCTTCCGCCATTCCGGCAACCCAGGAGGCGGACTTTTCCGCCACCACGGACGTGGACACCAGAGCCCTGGAAACCCAGCTCGACCGCCAAGTGCAGATGATCCAGCAACTGGAGGCCGAGCTTGATCGGGCGGTCAAGGTTCCGGCGGCTTCCGAGGATACGCCGGAGGAGGTCGTGCAAAGCGTGTACGCCGCCCGCGACGCAGCCGCCGATTCCGCGACGGACGCGGCCCGAAACGCGGCTGAAGCCGGACAAAGCGCGCTTGCCGCCGCGCACAGCGAACAGGAGGCCGCCGCAAGCGCGGCCGACGCCGCTGCGTCCGCTGACCTGGCGCAATCCCTGACCGAAGTCGGACCGGCCACGAGCGAGCGGCTCGGCTTTGTGCGGATCGGACAGGGCATCAGCGTTGACGAAACCGGCCTCATCTCCATTCAATCTGGCATCTTTCAGGTGGGCGAAGGTCTTGAGCTTAGTAAAGAGGGAGTACTTTCCGCAAGTACTTTCCCGGTTGGAGGAATCATCTTCTGGTCGGGTGCGGCGAACGCCATTCCCAGGGGTTGGGCGCTCTGCGATGGGAAAAACGGAACCCCGAATTTGCAAGATAAATTCGTTTTAGGCGCTGGGTCTACATATAATATTGGAGATACTGGTGGTAGCACAAACATTACTGTATCTGGCACAGTTGGTTCGACTACAATAATATCTTCTCAAATGCCAAAACATAGCCACAGTATTTATTCAAATACTGGTTCTCAAGTTGGAGTAACAAATGGTGTAAATAATTCTGGAGCGAACCCGGCCACAGTCACTACTAGTGAAGCTGGCGGAAACATGCCTCATACTCATGCCGCAACATTAACAGCAGAAGGTGATGTATTACCACCCTATTATGTCTTAGCTTACATTATGAAAATTTAGGAGGATATCAATGGTTAAGCATCTTACTGTCATTCCGGAAGACAATTTGATTATGGTTGATGGCCGAGCCCTGTACTTCGAATTTGCCTCACCCACAAGGCTGCACGCCATGCAATGGCACAACGGCGCGGGCCACCTGGAGTACACGGACGGCAGGCCAAACTTTGCTTTGAGCGAAGCCGACTATGACACGAGGGTGGCCCCCTACATCGCCCTTTGGGAACAGGAAAAGGCTCGATTGGAAGCCGAGGAAGCCGCAGCCGAAGCCGAGCGCCTGGCCGAGTATAACAAGCCGGAAAACGCCCGCATCCGCAAATACGCTGAGATCAATGAAGGATGTCAGGCGGCCCTAGCAGCCCTCACCGCCACCTATCCCGACCGCGAACTGCTGACCTTTGAGCGCCAGGAACGCGAAGCCCGCGCTTTGCTGGCAGGGGACAGCGCGACGGATGTGGCTCATATCACGGCCATCGCCCAGGGGCGGGGCATTCCGGTGGAAGAGCTGGCGCAAAAGATCATTGCCAAGGCCGACGCTTTTGCTCTGGCCTCGGGCGCGCTCATCGGTCAGCGGCAGTGGTATGAGGATGCTCTGGAATCGCTCGGCCCGGACGCGACCACGGCACAGATCGAGGACATCACGGTCAGTTACAGCGCGGCAGCCGTTGCGACGCAGGAAGCTACGGATGGCGACAGCAGCGCTCTGCCCGGCGCTGATGGGAGCGCGTCCTGATGGGCTACGGCAAGACTTTGCTCATAGCCCTGGACCAGCTCCTTAACGCGCTCTGCGGCGGGTGGCCGGATGAAACCATTTCAAGCAGGGCCTGGCGTTGGGAACTGTCCGGAACGCGTTCTTGGCCGCGCAAGCTCATTGACGGCTTGGCCTTGATCTTGGGCGACCGCGACCACTGCCGGGAATCGTTCGAATCTGAGCGCCTGGGGCGGCAGTTGCCGCCGGAACTGCGATAGGAGGAGGCATGCGTCATAACCGCACCAGCATCATCAATACGGCCCTCATGCGCGTAGGGGGCCAAGGCGTCACCGCCGCGTTTCAGGATTCGCCTTCAGCTCAGACAGCGGCCGCCGCTTATGACCGGGCCGTGGCCTATTGTCTGTCTCTGCATCCGTGGAGTTTCGCCCTGAAGCACGCTGCCCTGGCCCGAGGCACGGAAAGCCCGGCGCCGGGTTGGCGTTACGCCTGGCCCCTGCCCGCCGACTGCCTGCGGGTGGTGAATGCCGCGGCGGACGGCGGAGAGCGGCATGTCCGGTATGCGCTGTCCGGGGATGCCCTGCAGACGGACAGCGGCGCCGTCACCGTCAGCTACATCAGTTCCGAGGCCGCCGCTTTCCCGGACGCCTTCGCCGATGTCCTGGCCTGGCGCGTGGCCCTGGAAATCGCGCCCTATGTCGAGCAGGGCGGCGGCAATGTCCGCGACTATCTGGAAATGTTCGAGCGCGCCCTGGACCGGGCCAAGGTGGAAAATGACGTCCGGCAGCGGCCCGAACGCGTCTGCCGGTCCTCCTTCCTCAAAGAACGGATGGTTTTCTGATGCCCCTCTACCATATTCAAAATGTCCTTAACGGCGGCGAGATCACCCCCCTGATGCGCGGGAGGGTGGATCAGCCTCGCTACGGCACGGGCGCGCGGGAGATGCGCAACTTCGTGCCCATGCCCCAGGGCGGCGTCACCCGCAGATCCGGCACGCGTTTTCTGGGCATGGCCCACAATGACGCGGCCCGTCTGATCTCCTTTGTTTTTTCCGCTACCCAGGGCCGCATGCTGGAGTTCGGGGACAAGTCCATGCGCGTCTGGCTGCCCGACGGGCGTCTGGTGGCTGATGAAAACGGCGCGCCCAAGGTTTTCGAATCCCCCTATGCCGCCGCCGACCTGCGCTCGCTGCGCTTCGCCCAGTCCGCGGACGTGATCTATTTCGCTCATCAGGGCTACGCCCCGCGCAAACTTTCCCGCCATGCCGATGACGACTGGCGCTGGAGCGTGTTGAGCTTTGTTCCGGCCATCGCCGCGCCCGGCGACGTCAGTTTGCAGATTGTGGATCGGGGCTATGACGGCGATAACGCCACGCGCGTCTATACCTACGCCGTCACGGCCGTGGACGGGGAAACCGGGCAGGAATCCGGCGTCGGCGCCGAGGTCGGCATCACGGCCAAGGCCCTCAATTCCGTGAGCTACATCATCCGCGCCACCTGGCCGAAGGTTGAGGGCGCCGCCTATTACCGCGTCTACAAGAAGAAATACGGCGTGTTCGGCTATATCGGCAGGTCCGGCGCGGAATGCTCCTTTGACGATGAAAATATCGGCGCGGACACCGAAGACACCCCGCCCGAGCACAAGAATCCGTTTGAAAAGGAAGGCGACTGGCCTTCGCAGGTCTTCTTTCACCAGCAACGCCTGGGCTGGGCCGCCACCGCCAACCGGCCCATTACCGTCTGGCTTTCGCGCACCGGGGATTTCGAGATCATGGCCGCGTCCACGCCGCCCAAGGATGATGACGCCATCGAGGCCACCCTGGCCGCCACTCAGGCCAACCGCATCGTCTGGCTGCAACCAGACCGCCAGTCCCTGACCTTCGGCACCGAGGGCAGCGAGTGGACGCTTTCCGCCGGCGAGGGCGTGGCCCTGACCCCCTCCAATATCAGCTTTGAAATGCAGACCGCCAACGGCGGCGACAACGCGGCCCCGGCCATTTCCGTGGGCGGCGGCGTGCTCTACCTCCAGCGCGGCGGCAAGGCCGTGCGCCAGTTCGCCTACAACTACAGCGCGGACAAATATCTCGGCCAGGACGTGACCCTTCTGGCCCGGCACATGCTGCGCGACGCCGCCGTAACGGTCTGGGCTTATCAGCAGGAACCCTGCTCCGTGATCTGGTGCGCGCTGTCCGACGGCACCCTGGCCGGGCTCACCTACATGCCGGAGCAGGAAGTCATGGGCTGGCACCGCCACGACACGGACGGGCGCTTTGAGGACGTGGCCGCCATGCCCGGCACGCCCGACGATCAGACCTGGTTTCTGGTGCGGCGGGATTGCGGGCTTTGCGTGGAACGGCTGGACAGCTTCTTTGACGCCGACGATCTGGCGGAAGCCTATTTTCTGGACAGCGCGCTCAATTACCAGGGCCCGGCCGCCACGCGCTTCAACGGGCTTGATCATCTGGCGGGCCGTGAGGTTCAGGTTTTCGCCGACGGCGGCACCGTGGACGGCCTGGCCGTGGATGCGGACGGCGGCCTGACCCTGCCCCGGCCCGCGTCCAGCGTGCATGTGGGCCTGCCGTACACCTCGCGCCTTGTGCCCAACCTGCCGGAAATTCAGACCCGGCAGGGTTCCAGCATGATGCACAACCGCAAAATTGCCGCCGTGCGCCTCCGGACCTATCGCAGCATGTCCTTTCTGGCCGGACTGGAGGGCAACCTTACTCCCATCGCGGACAGACATATCCGCGCCGGAGCGTTCCGGACGCAACCATTTTTCAGCGAAGGCACGGATCTGGCCCTGAACGTCTGCGGCGGCTGGGCGGACGAATCCCCTCTGATCGTGGAGGTGACCAGCCCTACGCCGCTGACTGTTCTGGCCATCTCCACGGCCGTGGATGTTTCTCCGTATTCGGGCAAGGGAGGATTTTGACATGGGCGCCACCGCGCTTGCGCTGACCATGGGCGGACTTTCCGCCATTTCCAGCCTGTCGCAGGCCAGTCAGGCCAACCGTCAGGCCAGATACCAACAGGCCCAGATGGAGGCCAATGCGGCGGCCGCGCGCAATCAGGCCAAGATCACGGCGGAGAAAGGCCGTATCGAAGCGGAAAACCTGGACCGCGAGCGTTCGGCCCTGCGCCGGGAATACGCCGATGTACAGGCCGGAAACGTGGCCAACCTCGGCGCGCTGGGCGTGGACATGTCCAGCGGCAGCGCGGCCGCCGCCCTGGAGGGCAATGCCAACCGTTTCGCTGCGGACTATGGGGCCAACCGCTACCAGAAGGCCGTGGGAGAATGGGAAACCCGCGAGAACGTCAAGGCCCAACAGGCCAATGCCCAAAATTACGAGAACGCGGCCTCCTGGTACGGCTCCACGGTCAAGAACCTGGGCCAGTCGCTACTCACCGCCGGGATATCCGGCCTGGCCTCCGGCATCAGCGCCTACAGCCTGGCCGGTGGATTCGGCGGCGGGGGCGATGTGACCCAGGCCGGCAAAGGCTTTGTAAGCGGCAGTCAAAGCGTACTGCGAAATCTTCAGGCCGGGAATATTTTCCGCAATGGCCTCAAAACAATCAGAGGGTAAGTCATGGCCATCCGCATTCAGCAGTACAATACGCCGCCCCGGCGCATCCAGGCCGGGGGCGTTGATCCCGGCTTCTCCCAGCCCCTGATCCGCGACGCCGGGCGCTCCGCCGACGCAGATCTGACCGACGCCATGCTCAAGGCGGGCATGCAGCTTACCGAAACGGGCATCAGGGAGTATGTCAGCCAGGAAACCACGCGGGTGTCGCAGTCGCTTTTGCGTATGCAAGGCGAGCTGAGCGCCGAGCGCGACCGATATATGGCGGAAAGCCAGGGGCAGAACGCCATCAACGCGGGAGAGCATTTCAGGAGTTTCGCCGACGAAGCCATGCAGCGGCACTTGGAGGACGGACAATTCTCCGGCCGCTTCCGCCAGATGTTCGCGCGGCAAGCCGTGGCTACCGGCCTGCACTTCACCGAGCAAGGGCAGGCCTACGGCCGACAGCAGAAGGAAGCCTGGGAAGGCTCCGTGCTCAAAGGTCAGCTTGCGGAGTTTGGGACACAGGTAGCGCGGAACTACAACAATCCCGAATGGATCAATTTCAACCTGCAGGCCTTGCGGCAGCGCATTGAGACTATGCGTCCCGGTCTGGACAACCGGGAGATGTTTCAGCATCTGGATTCCTTGACGGCCAAGGGGCGTCTGGACGGCATGCTGGCTGACGGGCGCTATGATGAAGCCGAACGGCTGCTGGGCGGCGGAACCGGAAGCGGCGGTACCATTGCGGAGACGTTTCGTAATCCGCTGAACCTCAAGAAGGCGGGCGCCAATACCGGCACACGGGACGATTTTCGCCAGTTCGGCAGCTATGCGGAAGGCTTCGGCGCGGCATGGGATCAGCTGAAAATATACCAGTCGCGCGACGGCCTGACCACGCCGCGCCGGATGGCGGCCAAATGGGCTCCTGTTTCGGACGGCAATGACCAGAACAAATACGTCGCGGCACTGCGGTCCGTGGGTCTGGACCCGGACGCCGAAATAGACGTGAACGATCCGGGGCAGGCGGCCAGACTTATGAAGGGTATGGCCCTGGCTGAGTCGCCGGTAGGCAAGCGGTTTTCGGAAGACGACATTGCAAAGATGCTGTCTACTGGAAAAGACCCTCTTGCTCCCGGCCAGTTGGAAGCTGGGAACATTGATCTGTTCAACCGCCCCGTGGTCAAGAACCCCGACGGCAGCATCAGCACCGTGCGCAGCATGTCCGCCAACTTTGACGGCAAGGAAGTCCTGCTCCCCACGGTCAGCGACGACGGCAAAATCCTTTCCAACGAAGAGGCCGTGGAGCAGTACCGGAAGACCGGCAAGCATCTGGGCATCTTCGACAGCCCGGAACACGCCACCGCCTACGCCAAAACCCTGCATGAGGACCAGGAACGCCTGTATGTCCCGCAAGATCGGCAGGCTCCCGGCCTGGCCGGACTCACGCCTGCCGACCGCCTGAAGTATCAGGGCAAAATCAGGACGGCGCGCTGGGAACTGATGCTGGAAGCGGGGCTTACCGCATCTGCTTTTGAGAATCAAATCGCCTACGGCATGGACAAAGGTGATTTTTCGGCCGCTGAAGCCACCGTCGCCAAACTGGGAGGCATGGGCGCGCATAAGCAAGCCGGAGAGCTGTCCGAAAAACTTGCCGTCTCCAAACAGGCCCGCACGGCTCTGGACGGGACGCAAGGCTTGCCGTTGCTGGAACAGGCGGCTGCCGCCAAGAAAGATTTGGATGCCCTGATAATGCCGGGCAACGCTAAAGATGTCGTGGCTATGCGCGAGAAAGTGGATTCCGTGATGGAGAAAAGAAAAAACGCTTTTCTCAAGGATCCGGCCGGATATGTGGCGGTCCTGCCCGCCATGCAGGGAGAAATGGATTTTCAGGAAAGAGCGCGGCGCTCTCTCGCCCTGCAGGAAAAAGTGGGCAAGGGGCTTGGCTTTGCGCCGCGCGTGCTGTCTGTCGATGGAGCCAAGCGTATGCGCGCGGCCTATGACAATCTGCCGACCGCTGAGGCTCGTGTCAAATGGATGCTTGACCGCCAACGGGAAAGCGGCGGCTATTTTCAGGATGTGCTCACGGAAATGAAAATGCCGGATGCTGTTGTTGCCGTGGCCCCGGTGCTTCGGGACGTATCGGACAAAAATGCGGGCCTCTGGCTTACGGCGGCTGCGGCCAAACCGGGGGACATACCCAACGTTGACGCGGACGTCAGAAAAAACGCCGACGACGCCGTGGCGGATTCGACAGTGATGCGGGCGCTTTATGCTGCGGCACAGAAATACCCCACCAATACGGCGTTATGGGGCAAGGCTAAGGGCATGAAAGAGACCATGACAAACGCTTTCCTGCTGGGCATGGAGCCCGGTGCACTGGACAGAGAATTTGCAGTTGCTGACGATAGTGATTGTATTCTGGTGATTCCCGCGTCTGAGCGCATTGATCCTTCCGATGCCGTGGAGGCCCTCAACGCAAAGCGCGGAGAAATAGAAAGGCGACTACTACGTGAAGCGCCCAAGGTTGACGGTCCGTCGAAGGCGCGAGAGCAGGCTGCCAATATCAGGGGGGTTGTCCGCGAAGGTACATTCCTTACCGATGATACCGGGCGTAAAGCCTTTCTGGTGGATTTTCAGAGAAGTAAACCGGCTGTCTATGCCGATGGTACGCCCATCCTTTTTGACTTGGCCGAACTTCTGAAAAGCTATGACCGGAATGACCGGAACGATCCGGCGCTCTTGGCGCGCGAGTACATGGAAAACGGGAGGATGTGGTAATGTTCGGAAGCGCCTTTGCCAAAGTGCCGCCCGTGACCCCGCAGGAACTTTCCGAGGCTCCGTTTCTGGCGACTCCCGCCAGCGGAGAATACCTTTCCACACATGTGGCCCAGGCTTTTGACCGCACGCTGCCGGGCCGCGTGGTGGAAGAGCAGGCCATTCTGGATGCCGAAAAGGCCGAGGGCACGTATGATCCTGACTATCTGCCGCAGCGGGAAGCCCGTGACATGTTTGGTTCCTTTCCGGATATGCCGGAACTGCGTCATGCGCACGCTATACCGGAAGATGAGTGGAAGGCGTCTCCTTACTATCGCAAGGGGGTGCAATATCGTCCGGACATGACCGCCACGCGGGCCCGCATCTTGTCGGAAAATTACGATGAACGTCGCCTCCGGGAAATGATTGTGGCCAACGGCGACGCTGCCTATGGCCCGGGCATGAAAGCGGCGGCTTTCGGGGCCATGTTGCTGGGCAGCCTGCCGGACCCGGTCAATGTTCTGCCCCTGGGCGGTGGCGTGCGGGCCGCTTCCTTGGTGGGCAAGGCCGGGTTGAAAGCGGCCATCGGAGCCGGGGCCAAGGCGGGCATTGTGGAGGGCGCGGCAGGCGCGCTGCTCTCCGATGCACTGACCCTGCCCGATCTGGCGGCCCGGGGCGAAGACGTGGGTTTTGTCGACGTGATGCTGGACACTGCCTTCGGCGCTTCCCTGGGCGGTGGGCTGGGAGCCTTGGGCGGCGGCATCGGCGGTTATCTGGGCAAACGCCGAGCCCAGGCCCAGGCGTTTTTGGCGGAGCGGGCGCTGCTTCGGCACGCGGAACTGCTGCGTGAGGCCGATGCACGGGAAAAAGCGGCTTTGGCCGTGACAACGGAGTTCGGCGCGCCGGACAATGATTTCCTCAATTCCGGCTGGCATGCCTTTGAGGACAACTCGGACGACTTCTTTCTGAGCCGGACCGGACGCGAGGGCGGGCCCGGCGCGCCGTTGGCGACACGTGCCGAGACTTTTTTCGGTCTCCTTGATGATGTTGATCTGGACATCGCCCGGCGTGATCGCTGGCGCATCTGGACAGCCGAGTTTCAGAAGCAGCTCGAAGGTGCCGGGTTCTCTTCTCAGAAGGCGGAAGCATTCAGTGACGTACTGGGCGCGCACGCCGAGGTCATGGCCCCCATGTACGGCATGGAACCGGGACAGTGGCTGGAGCACAGGCTTGCGGGCTTCCGGCAGATGAGCCCGGAAGAATTTGCCGCAGTGCGCGAGGGTTTTTTATACGACGCGCCCGGGCGCGAAGCGGCGGACTTGCGGCAAGCCGCTGGCGAAGGACGGCGCGCGAACCCCATTGCCGACGCCGTCTGGGGCCAGCTTGACCGCGCGGCCATCCGCGAGGGTTATGGCCAGGACGTGGTGCGGGCCATTGAGGAGCGTTACGGGCACGGCGTGTTTGCCAGGACCAGCGGCGGGAGGGCCAAGGACCGCGCGACCCTGAGCAATGACAGCCTGGCTTCGGAGCTTGCCCGGCGCGGCCTTTTACCGGAAGGCGTAACCCTGGACGATATGGTGAACCATCTGGCTTATGGCGAAGGCATGGACAACGGGCGGGCGCTGTTCATGCCGGAAGGTCAAAAGGCCGCCAACATGACGCGCCCCCTCTCCCTGCGCTTTGCGGAGATGCCCACCCTAGAGGCTGACAGTTCGCAATGGTTCGGCAAAGGGAAGGAGATACCCGTTCCCGGCAAAAGCGAAGATGCCGGACAACGGAAGACTCTGCGTGATGCTGTTAAGACGTGGGCAAAAAAGCGCTTCTCAAAAGACACAGCCGTTTCTAATGCCGATACGGGCTGGCAGGTCCAGGTGACGGCCAAGGGCATAGAGAATTCGCTTTCACACGGCTTTGACGATTTGCTGGCGCGCTCCGTGCCGTTCATTCCGCAGATAGTGGAAGGCGGTATTCATGTTGACAGCATCCCAAAAACTTCCCGGCTCATGTCACATGTCTTTGCGAACAAGATCAAACTGGACGGCAAGGATTATGTGGTGGGTTTTGTGCTGAGGGAGGATGGAAACGGAAATCGGTTCTATGATCACGAGCTAACGGAGATCATTGATTCTGATCGGCTCGCACCGGTAAAGCAGCGAGAAGCGACTGGAGAACTCCGGACCGATCAGAACACACCATCCGGCCCGCCTGAACTTCTCGCGAACCGGGGTGATGTGATGAATATACTCCGGGAAAAGCTGGGCGTCAACGACGGAAGCGGACGGATTCTGTTCCACGCCGCGGACGGCGATACGGCCAACGCCCGCGGGGCCATCATCTTCAAGCCTGAGGACGGCCAGGCGCTCATTGCCCTGTTCAAAGGCAAGCGGGACATTTCCACAGTCATTCACGAGGGGGCCGGGCATTTCTTTCTGGAAAATCTACGCGATGCGGCGCAACAATCCAATGCTCCGGCATGGGTGCGCGATGGCTGGCGGGATGTAGCCAAGGCCATTGGCGCGGACGCTGACGCAGCCAAGACCGTGCCTGTGGATGCACATGAAAAATTCGCGTGCATGAGCGTGGACTACTTTCGGCGCGGCGAAGCTCCCACCCCCATATTGACCACTATATTTCAACGGTTCGCGCGCTGGCTGACGCGGATTTACCGGGCGTTGGCGCGGAAGGGCGATCTGGAAGGCGTTTCGCCGGAAGTAGCGCGGATCATGGACCGGATGCTGGCTTCCGAGGACGATTTGCGCGCCAGGGAAATCAACCGTCGTGTGGACTCGGCCCGCAATGACGACGCCGATCTGCTGCGGGCCGGTCTGGCCGGACGGGAAAAGCGCGACATCATGCGCGCGCAGGAAAAGGCTCTGGCGGATATGAGCGCCGGGCGTCCCGTGGACGTGGGGCCGGTGCTGCGGGAGTCGCAGGCGCTGAACAAGGCCGGAAATCTGATGCGTGATTTTCCCCTTGATGGGCAACCGGCATCGGAAATCAACGGCTCTGCCGTCAACTATGCCGTGGAGGCAGCCGACGATTTTCCGCCAGCGCCGGAGCGGGCGCGTGGCGAAGCGGCGGAAAGCGCGGACGCGCTGAACCAGGCCGCCGTCGATGCCGACGTTGAAGCGCGACTTGGCGATCTTGAGGCGCAGGGCAAGCTGGACGCCGAAGATGCGGCCCATCTGGCGGAAGCCGCTGACCGGCAGGCCCGCGCCGCAAACTATGACGAATGGGGACAGGCCGTACTCGAATGCGTGTGGGGGATTGCATAATGGCTTTGAATAAAAAGGATTGCATTGCCGCCGTCAAGCAGGCCGGGGCGTCTGAACTGGAAGCCCTGGACATTGTGGACATGCTGCTGGAGCAAAAAGCCCGGCTGAAAGCCTCCGGCGATCTGACGCCGCAAAATCTTTCCCGCGCCTGGAGCGCCACCGCCGAAGGTCTGGCGCGCCAGCGGGCGATACAGCGCCGCCGTACCGCCCTCGGGCTGGTCAAGTTCCGCGATGCGGCGAGCTTCGTTGATTCCGTCAAGGCCCAGGGAGCTTCGGCAATGGAAGGCATTCAGGCCCTGATGGTGGGCGTTTCCCGACGGTTGGACGGGGCGCGGCGCTCCGTATCCGCCTTGCGGCAGGGCATCTTCAAATCCTGGGCATCACCCATGCTGAGCGAACTGGAGGCCGTTGACAACGGCGCGGCTCTGCGCCTCATGCGCGAAGACAAGGCTTTTCATGACAGCGTATTCCGCGAAATGCGCGAACCGGACAGCACAGGCGACAAAAACGCTCGCGCCATTGCCGACATCTTCAGCCGCTACACGGAGCAGAGCCGCGTCCGGCTCAATGCCGCCGGAGCGGACATCGGCAAACTGGACGGGTGGACGCCGCAGACCCATGATCCCTATAAGCTTATGGCGGGCGGCGAGGCCGGGCGCGCGAAATGGATTGATTTCATGCTGCCCCGTCTTGATCTGGAGCGCACTTTCGACGGCGTGGGCCTGGTGGACGCAAACCGTGCCCGCGAGTTGCTTAGCGGCGTGTACGATACCTTGACCTTGGGCAGGAATCCGCACATGCTCGGCGACTTCACGGGCGACGGCGCTTCCGCCTCCGGCCCGCGTAATCTGGCGTCCGGCATGGGCAAGAGCCGCGTGCTCCATTTCAAAGACGCACAAGGCGCGCTGGAGTATCATGACGCCTACGGACGCGGCAACATTTTCGACGCTATGCTCCGGCATCTGGAGCAAGACGCGCGGGCCCTGGCCCTCATGGAACGGCTGGGGCCAAATCCCCAGTACACGCTGGAAAGGCTTCTCGCTCATGAAAAGCGCGCGCTCAAGGACAACGCCGTCCTGACTCCCGAAGAAAAAGCGCGGCAGATGCGGGAGTTGGACAATGCCTTTTCCGGCGGCATCATCCGCCAGGGCAGGGTTTCCGCATGGCTGGCGGAGCTGACAGGAGAAACCAACTGGGCGGCGCATCCCACGCTGGCCAGAGTCGGGGCCGTGCTGCGCGCGTCGCAAAATCTTTCCAAGCTGGGCGGCGCGTCCCTTTCGGCCATTGCCGACGTATTCACCAAGGCGGCGTCCATGCGCGTCAACGGCGAGACATGGCCCGGGGCGATAGGGAAAAGCCTTGCCCAGTATATCCAGGGATTCAGCGGCAAGGAAAAGGACGTTGCCCGGCAGTGCGGAGCCTTTCTGGATCACGTGCGCGGCGACATTGTCGCCCGCTGGGACGATGCCGGCGGCATGCCTGGAGTGCTGGCCGACCTGCAGGACAAGCTCTTCCGCTGGAGCGGTTTGAACTGGATCACCGAGCGCGGCAAGGCGGGTTATACGCTCTGGCTGTCGGAACATCTGGGAGAAGCGTCCGGCAAGGCCTTTGACCAGTTGGACGGCCCGCGCCGGGCCATGCTGCAATATCACGGCATTGACGCCCCCCGCTGGGAAGTCATGCGCAAAATGAGCCGCCAGGCCGAGGACGGCAAAACCTACTTCTGCCCGGAGCATGCGGCCGAATTGACTGACGCGGATCTTGCTCCGCTGTTGCCCGCGTTTGCGCAAGGTCTGGACGAAGCCGGACGCGCGCGGGAGCTGGCGAAGCTGCGCGACAGCCTGCGTTTTGACAGCATGGCCATGCTGGCCGATGAAACCGCCTTTGCCATCATTGAGCCGGACGACGCCACCCGCGCCATCATGCGCCAAGGGACACGGCCCGGAACCGGGGCGGGCGAAATCTGGCGGGCCATAATGCAGTTTAAATCCTTCCCCATTGCCTACATGCAACGCGTGCTTGGCGGCCGCCGCTGGGTACGCGGCGATTTGCAAAAAGGCATGCGCTACGGCCTGCGCAATCTGCCCGGGGCGGTCGGGGATGCGCTGACGCGGGATATGGGCGGGCTCATGGGCTTTGTGCTCAGTTCAGTGGCCTTTGGCTATGCGTCCATGACGCTCAAGGACTTGGCCAAGGGGCGGAAGCCGCGCAGTCTGGCCCACAGGGAAACCTGGCTGGCCGCCGCGATGCAGTCCGGCGGAGCGGGCATTTTCGGGGACATCCTTTTCGGCAAGGTCAACCGTTTCGGCAACAGCTTCGCGGAAACCGCGGTAGGGCCTCTGGGCGGGCTCATCGGCGACGTGGCCACCGTAGGCGGCCAGCTTGTGCGCGGCGACATTGCCGATGCCGGAGAGGACACGTTGCGCCTGGCCATGGGCAACGCGCCCTTCATCAACCTCTGGTACACCCGCGCCGCACTGGACTGGATGCTGCTCTACCATGTGCGGGAAATGATGTCGCCGGGGACTCTGCGACGCACGGAACGCAAGATGAAAAAGGAGTTCGGGCAGGAGTTCCTTTTCCCGCCGTCGCAATTCATCCAGCGGGGTGGAGGATTTCGATAGGGGGCGGCAGGGCCGAGCCCTTTTTGAGCCCGGCCCTTTTTTCTACGCCAGTGCCGGTTTGCCTACGGCCACGGCGGCCAGCAGGGATGAACGGGCCAGGCCCAGGGCATACCACGCGGCGTTGACGTGCATATCCACAGCATGTTTTGCGGCGGGGGCGGCTGCGTCTCCCAGTTCAAAGCGAACCGCCAGATGCGTCCAGTTCTCGGACAGTGCCAAACATTCCGCCGCCCGCTGGATGTCTTTGAACAAGGTGTGGAGTTTGGGGAGATGGCTTGCTTGAACTGGGAGTGTGCAAAGGTCGGTTTTGCTGACGGGAAGATGGGCATGCCCGCTGGGGGCGGGCGACTGCGCACGCACCCAGGCAATTGCTTCATCCAGCTTTTCCTTGGGCCAAGGGAAAACCCGGTTTAATCCGAACTGATGGCGGATGCGTTCCAGAGCCTTGATACGGACGATCCCGGCGCGCTTGCACCAATCATTGATGGCGACGTTCAGCGGGATTACTTCAGTGTTGGTGCAGTAGGGCTTGGGCGGCACGAGCGTGGCTGCGGACGGAGGCAGGGCGGCCCGCTCTTCCGCCGCCAGTCTGTCCAGCACATCCAGCACCCAGCGGCGAAACGCCTTGGCTACCGGGGTGCGGGATAGTATGCCCACAAGATGGCATCCACGCATCGAAAAAATACGGGCTACAACCTCTGTCAGGCCCACCGTCATTTTGACGGTGGCTGACATCATTGAAGAAAATTCTTCCTTATTCCGTTCGTAAATTTTGAGAACGGAATCTTCACGAGCGTAGCCAAGAGCTTGGGAAAGTTGGCGGGCGGTAATCCACGGCTGCCCATTCCGGGAAATGATTTTGAACTGGACATCGTTGAAACAAAGGGCCTGTGACATGGGAACCTCGCAAGTGCTTACGTTGGCCCTATCTAAAATAGACAAGGCTGGGAGCCGTAAACCGCTTGCGTGCGGTCGGGGACGTTACCGCTACCCCACTCCCAGCCGTGTTATGGCCGTATCATATGCCAGAAACGCCAAGAAAAAAAACTTGACAGGCATAAAAATAGCCATGCTTGAGGTGCTGGCGACCTACGCAAGTGGAGTTTACGGACTCCGTAGGAAAAAGACGCCATAAAATTATGAGGAAGTCAAGATTTTTCTTGAGTCTAGAAAATGAGGAGGGTAGAGATAAAATTAGGATTTGCTGATAAGGAGAGCATATGCCTGAAAATGATATTTATAAAGCAAGAAATATGTTTCAACTATGCGGACTTTGTGAACATTATAAATATGGGTATTGCAAAGAGCATCATTGCGAAACAGAAGATACTAATGTATGCGATTATTTTTTAAGTCTTGACGATGAAGAAAGTAAAAATTGCACAAATGAGGGATGTCTTGAAACGATGTTACCATTTCTTTTAATTCTTTTAATCTACTATTTATGTAAGTAAAAAACATGTCCGGCGTAAATTCGTCTTCGTTGCACCGCAAGCCATAATTACGATCATCAAAATATCCTACGCAGGCAAGCTCCACAGCGCGAATCCAAAGGCTGTTCTGGTGGGTGACGTGGGGTGAAGATGAAATCGTTGAAGCAAAGAGACTGTGACATGATGCAACCTACGTGTTCTGAATTGCGCCTCTCGGAAAATAGAAAGCGCCGGGCGTTCAGAACGGCGTAGGACCGCTGGCCGCCTTTAGCTTACGCTTGGACATATCGGCCACACCCGGCAACAAATACTCTGTAGCATGAGCAAAAGTCAAAAGTAATCTTGACTTTTGAAAGAGGCATAAAAAAGCGCCTGCTGACGGGTGGCGTTGCCGCCTACGGGGTTCTGAAGCCCGTAAAAAGAGGACGCCATAAAGTCGAAGGAAAGTCAAGGCTAGTTGAGAAGGCTGTCGATGGTTCTTTTGAAATCCTTGATTCTGTCTTCGATCTTCTGAAGTTCGTCGTTATCCTGCTTATATTGGGGCGTAGGCTTTTCCGTTGGCTGGGTTAATAAGTATTTCCCCTCCCTTTCCCTTGCTTCTTGTGCCACTTTGAGTTTTTTGATTTGTTTTTCACGTAACTCTTGAATGTATGGCCTATGTTCTGCAATAATATCTTTTACTAATTTTTTGCGTGAATCGCCTATTACTATCGTATCAACAATAATCAGGGGTATTATAATTAATGTAATTTTTACTATAAACTCAAATCTTTTTTCTTTTTTATTTTCTCGAATGTCATGAAGAAATATATTAATAAAATCAAAAATATTAGAAAAGAAATCGCCATGACGTATGGAGGATAACTTTTTTTTGTCTTTTTCTATTTCTTCAAACATGAAGCGTTCGGCATATATAGGGTCTTCAGCCATATCCTGCGGGGTCAGGGGCGGTACTTTGTTAAAAGCGCTTCCGAACATGGCCATCTGAATATAATTCCCAGGCTGTTGCGAGGGCGCAGAGGCGTCCGCTCGAGCCACCGGCGCAATCACGCACAAAAAGAGGAGCGCCAGCAGCGCACAGCCCACAACCTTTTTCATGCCCTAATTGTAAAGGGCCTTGGGGGCTTTGACAATCGTATAGGGAGTGATGGCGAGTCGGAGGAGCAGCATTAGCAGAGGCGGGGGCGTGCCGCCCTTCGAACCCTGCTCAATTTCACGCTTCATTACTTCGAAGGTAAGCCGAGTCGATCAAAGAAAGCTCTGTTTCGTTCTTTCGCGGCTTTAATCAGCCGGTCAAATCCAATTACTTCGATATATGCTTTATAGTTATCGTTATAACCAAAATACCCCATATAGTCGCTTGTAGGTTTCAAGCCAACAAGCTTTGCTCTTTCAATCATTTTCGGAGTCAGGTCGGCTAACACATAGCAAAAAGCAGGAATAGACTCGGATTGTGGGATTATTCTACCGCCAGATGTCTTAACTTGCCCATCACGAATTTTTTGAACATAAAGTAGCGCCTGCTCTATTGGGTTATCTTTTTCCCCCTCAGTAAAGTCATTACGCATAGGGCGCTTTATTTCAACAACTGTAATACTTGCTAGCGGTAATTGCTGCCCTTCATTAACAAGAAGAGGGTTATCGTATACATTTACACATGCGATATCAGGCTCAAGAGTTTCTGTAGCTCCCGTTATGGGCATTGCCAATAAAGTTTTGTCTGAACCAAGATAACTGTGAAAGGCAAGTCGTTCATCAATCAGCCAAAGGTTTGCATCTTCGAACTTAATTTCATCCGATTCAACCTGCATTGGCATAATAAGCTGATGGACAACATTTTCTTGAGAATATTTTCCATCCCTATGTCGTTTTATTACTTCTTCAAAGAAATCCAAAACAACTTTTCTATGCGATACATAATTCGCCAAATCCGACATTTTTATGTCACTAGCCATTGAGAGATACTGCTGCAACCTTGATTCATAATCCTCAAATGGCTCATCTTTTTGCGGATTAACTAAATCGTGGCCTTTAGAAATCAAGTTTAGTTCAAGCTCTGAAAGCCTCTTATAAAGAATTATATCTAGTTCTTTATCAGAAGTGTCGGGATCAACATTCAGTTCAGGGTAATGCCTCATTATGGGTTTATACTTTGGGGCCGTTGTTGAGACAAAGCTCTCCACACGTTGGCGACCAGTTGTTTTATTCTTATCAAGAATTACGTCCAGCCGTTCAGCAATTTTGGTTAGTACTGCGCTATTGATATCTTCAAAAACTATTTCATCGTCAGTTGATTCATCTATCAGACCTAGTAGGCTAGATTGGTCTGAATCAACATTGTTTCTATTTTCTTCGATATCAAACCCTGTTCTTTCTGAACGAACTCTTTCATTTAAAAAAGGAGAAACTACAAAGCATAAGTAAGCAAAGTAACCTGATTTGTCAGAAATCCTTCTATAAAGTCCGGGGATTTTGTTCGTAATGTTTTCTTTTTTTACCAAACGGTCAGCAGCACAGTAGCATATTTCATGACTACTAAGATTAGGATTTCGTGCCTTTATATATGTCAGCTCAAAATCATATTGTTTTATTTTTAATGTTTCATGCTCAATATTTCCAAGGGTGTAACCATCAAATATATCATCTAAAAGAACAGTTGTTTTTTCATCAATTAGGCTTATTTGGGGGCGACCGCCCTCTCGAATAAAATACCAAAGACAATGCTCCAACATATTATGAGCAATAGTATGTACTGTTTTAGGAGCGTATTTGCGATATCCGGGCAAAAATCCTGATAAAGTAACTACCGTTTGAGGCTTGTTAGCTGAAGATAGCGGCTTACCATCTGGATTTGTAGGGTTAACACCCTGCTGTTTATCAAATGCAAATGTTCGCTGAAATATTTTCTCATCTACAGAAAAATAGTTACTTGTCACATTTACATTCTTAAAAGCTTTCAGCCAAAGAAGACGGCCTATCCCACGGCACCCTTTTTCTTCTTTATAGTCGCTATCAAGTTCTTTGAAAGATTTCATGTTTGCATCATTAAAGCCAACGCCATTATCGGTAATTTTGAAGCCAATAATTTCTGGTAAAGCCTCCGGGCCATACTTTTTCGTATTTTCATCACTGACAAGACTTGCTTGCTCCATAGGTTTGGATTCGCGCAAGATTTGTATAGAAATATTGCCTTCCGTAATTGCTTTATCAGGCAAGTCTTCACATGCATGGATAGAATTTACGACTGCTTCAAATAGGGGCAACAATGCATGAGTCCGTGGGAGGGTCGTATTGCGTAATCTGCCCGGTAGATTCGTGGTTAAGCTCATATCCTATCCATATGCTGATATTTGGTAAATTTACTTCTGGGAACGAGTAATTATAACGAGACAATGAGTAGTACTCAAGGATTATCGGTTGCCAAAAATTATTTAGCTAATTATTGAATAGCCTGTGTCCATTCGAGTCATGGGCCATCACCTTGGGGAGTTGACGGTATTTCTAACGGTATCCAAAAACTCAAATATATTTTATCAAATAAAGATAAAAGATTAATCTACTAATTCAAGTGAGTCAAGGGAGTTGCCCGGACGGGCGGAAGTGATACGCCATTGAGATAGGAGGAACGCTGGAAATTCAGCGCTCGCCCCCGAAGAACGCAAGGGGCGGAAATAGATTCACACCCTTGGAAAAGGCGCGGGCTTGCGGCTGCGGAATACCAGAGCATACAGGCCGGATTCGGAGATGATGAGTAAATTAGGATTCCCGCCTTGCGGAGAGGTTCCTTCAGAATTCCTGAAGTAACCCCAATACTGTTGGGGTTCATCGTAGCAACTTCAGATACTGATTATGCGCTTCTGCGTAACGCCGTCAGACCTGACTTCAGAAATGCTGAATTCAGCCTTTTCGTCCTCATCCAAAAGGAAGAAGTAGAGGCCCTGTTCGGAAATGGTGAGCATTTCCTGCTCTCCGCCAGGGGTGTCTATAATATGGACCCCCTTTTCATCCTCGTCCAGAAGAGCAAGGCTTGAGCGCGGGTTTTCCAGTGCAAGAATCTCGCAAACATCCTTCGCCACAAACCACGGTTCGCCTCAACGGCAGGGAACACTTTCACGTCATGCGGGATATTCGCGCCATTCTTGAAGCCGATGATGACGGATTTGGAACATCCAATTTTGGAGTATCCTCCTATCTATCCGAACAGAATAAGGAATTTCCCATGTACGTCATGAGCAAGGACAGTTTCAACATTCTTCAACAAAAAGGCCGGGAGTGTACTACCGGGGTATGCGTTTTTACCGGCTATTGACACTAACATTCGTTTAGCTCATTTTTTAATACAGGGAGCCGTGTCCTCTGGAGGTACTAGAATGAGCCTTGATCGTATTCTTCAACAATTATCCCGCTTGAAACTTTCGTCTCCTGGGGATGAATTATCCATCGGCGCCATAAAAGCAGGCCCTTATATCGTCTTCGGAGACGCCACGGGTGAGACTGTGCTTATTGTTGAACATGATCATGCCAGCCGTATGCTCAGTACAGCAGCGCGGTCCAACGGGCAGATACCGAGAGATTTCTTCTGGTCTGGGAAGTGGCTTGAGGGGCTGCCATTCTATCGAGGGTTCGAGAACCTTTGGGAGGCGTTGCCGCGGGAGCCGCGTGACGTATCTGTTGCCGTGCCGCGTAGCTCTGAAAGAATGAGTATCGGGCGTGCCAAGAAGCTGGATAAGGACTTATGGTTGTTTGAATCTGAAAATGGCGAATATGCGCTTGTCCCCTCGAAGGAAACAGCGCGGTGGATTCTGGGAGAGTAGCAGAGGCTATTTCTGTACAAGTTGTCTCCTTTTGTTTTTTAATTGCCGACTCGCCAAGGCAGGCTTTCGTCAATCCACCGTTTTCAAACTATCCAGATAATCCGCCCATTCCTGCATCATGCGGCGGCGCTCCGGCAAATGCTCCGCGTAGTTGTAGGCGGCCCGCACATGGTCGCGTTCCCCGTGGGCAAGCTGGCGCTCGATCCAGTCCCGGTTATATCCCATCTCATTGAGCAGGGTAGACGCCATGCCCCGGAAGCCGTGCATGGTCATTTCATCCTTGGTAAAGCCCATGCTGCGGATCGCCACCAGCATGGATTCAATGGAAATCGGTTTCGTGTCTGTGCGTATGGAGGGAAAGAGAAAGCGCCCGTTGCCGGTATAGGGCTGTAACTCCGCCAGGATACCCAAGGCTTGCCGTGAGAGCTGGACAATATGGCGTTGGCGCATCTTCATCTTGCTGGCCGGGAGCCGCCATTCTTTTGCCGTGAGGTCGAATTCCGCCCATTCGGCTTTCTGCAGCTCGCCAGGGCGCACAAAGAGCAGGGGGGCAAGGCGGAGGGCGCAGCGCATAGGAAAGAAGCCGCCGTATGCGTCTATGGCTCGCAGAAGTTGGCCGATGCGCTTCTTGTCCGTGAGGGCGGCCATGTGCTTGACGTTGACCTTGGGTAGGGCGGCGTGAAGCCCGGTTGAAACATCGTACTTGGTCCGCCCCGTAGCAATGGCGTAGCGAAAGACCTGACCACAAATCTGGATCAGGCGGTGGGCCGTCTCAATAGCTCCGGTCTGCTCAATCCGCCGGGCAGCATTCAAGATGTCCGTAGGTTCGACCTCCGCAATGGGCTTTGCCCCTACCACGGGGAAAATCTGGCGCTCAAAGAGAGATCGTACTTTTTTGGCATAGCTGGGCGCGAGATTCACCACATGCTTGTCAAACCATTCCCGCGTCACGACTTCAAAGGAGTCAGCCTCCGCGCTTGTGAAGCTGGCCTTGATGGCTTGGCGCTGGGCGCTGGGGTCAATGCCCTGGGCAATGAGTTTTCTAGCCTCATCACGTTTGACGCGCGCTTCTTTCAACCCCGTGTCGGGGTAAGTCCCAAGCGAGAGCAATTTTTCCTTACCCCCAAGCCGGTACTTGAGCCGCCACCACTTACCCCCGCCTGGGGTAACAATGATGAATAGTCCCCCGGCGTCATACAGCTTGTATGGTTTATCTTGGGGCTTGGCGTTGCGCAGGGCCGTGTCAGAAAGAGGCATGGGTGGCTCTTGGGGTAACAGTTTTTGAGATAAGCCAGTTACCCCTAAAAGTTACCCCAAGAAAAGAACGGATGTCAACGGGCATTGGCGAACTCTGGCGGAGTGTGATTTTCCATAAAAGCAAAGCCCGCCGGGGTCTTGCGAACCTCGGCGGACTTTGGCGGAACTTGCATTGGTGGGCCCACCAGGACTTGAACCTGGGACCTGCCGGTTATGAGCCGGAGGCTCTACCAACTGAGCTATAGGCCCGAGAGCTTTCGTATAGCCGGAAGCAACCGCGCCGGTCAAGACGGATCGGGCGCGAGGCCGCTCGCCCCCGCGTCGTCCGCTACATGGCGTGGCCGGTTTCCAGCAGGGCGATCTGTTCGTCCATGGCTTTTTTCAGCGGCGCGGGCAGGCCCATGATTTCCACATTGAGGAAACCGCGCACAATGGTGGAGGCCGCCTCATCCTCGTCCAGGCCGCGCGCCATGAGGTATTCGATTTCCTCCTGGGCGATCTTGCCCACGGCGGCCTCGTGCGACAATTCCACGCCGTCCTGGTTGCTGTTCAACTCCGGGATGGCATGGATGCGTCCGCCGCCCATGATCAGGCCCTTGCATTCCAAATGCCCCTTGGCCGGGGCCGCCGCCGCGCCGATGTAGCCCCGGTTGATCACCGTGCCGCCCGTGGTCAGCACACGCGAGATGACCTCGCCGCGCGTGTCCGGGGCGTTGAGTTCAATGCGGTTGCCGCAGTCCACGTACGAGCCGGCCGGGGCCACGATGACCGAATTGAAGCGGGCCACCGCATTGTTTCCGGTCAGTTCCATCAGCGGGTACATCTGCAGATCGCCCACGGGCTTGAGCAGGATGTAATTGTTCTGAAACTCGCCTCCGGCTTCCACCCGCCCGGCGGAGCGGGGACGCACCGTGGTGCTGTCGCCCCAGTTGTGGATCATGGTGAAGGTCAGCTTGCCGCCTTTTTCCACATAATATTCCGTAATGCCCAGGTGGGCGGCGTCGCGCGCCTCGTGGGCCGTGGCGCAGCCGCCCAGAATGTGCAGTTCCGCGCCTTCCTCCACCACCACGATGTTGTGGATGCTCTGGCCCGCGCCGTGTCCCTTGATGAACATGCAGGACTGCACGGGCTCGCTGATTTTGGCGCCCTTGCGCGCCCGCACGAAATAGCCGCCGTTCAGGTGCTCGCGGGCCATGCGGGTGAAGTCGTCCTTGTCCGGGTCGAGCAGCTGCCAGTAATAGCGCGGCAACCCGTCGAACTTCTTGAGGGCCGCGCGGATGTCCATGAGCTCCAGGCCGTCCCGGCGCGTCTCACAGTGCACGCCCGCGTGGTTGAGCTGCATGAACGCGCCGCTGACCTGGCGGTCGTTGACGTCGATGCCCGCCAGCACCAGACGTTCGCGGTCCTCGGCCGGCAGACGGGTCAGATCGTCGATGGGAGCGGCGTTTTCACCGCCGCTGAAGGAAAAGCGGGAGAGATCCACGGTACTCATACGAGGGGCGCCTCCGCGATTTTGCCGTACATGTCGCCTGCTAGACATCGCAGGCATTCCTGATAGCCGTGGTTGGCGATGTGGTCGAGAATTTCGCGCGGCCGGGCCTCGCAGCAGAGCTTGCCGTGGTACATGACCTGGCCCCGGTGCGCGTTGACGTATTCCAGAATGTGGCCGGTGTGGGTGATGATCAGCCCGCTGGTGGAGCGCCTGCGCTCCCGCTCGCGCAGGGTGGCGCTGCAGGCGTCGGGCCTGCCGTCCAGCAGATGGCGCACGGTGTTGCCCACCAGGGCCATGTTTTCCAGGTCCACGCCGGATTCCGGCTCGTCGAAGAGCAGCAGATCCGGCCGCTGGGCCATGAGCTGCAAAAGTTCCGAGCGCTTGATCTCGCCGCCGGAAAAGCCCGCGTTGACGTCGCGGTCCAGAAACTGGTCGAAGTGCACCTTGCGGGCCATGGCCGGGATGTCCATCTCGCGTCCCCGGCCGCAGAGCTCCACCAGCTTGCCCGTGGGCAGACCGTGGATGGTGGGCGGGCGCTGGAAGGACATGCCGATGCCCAGGCGGGCCCGTTCGTACATGGGCGCGTGGGTAATGTCCTGTCCCTTGAAGATGATCCGGCCCTCGGTGACCTCGTAGCCGGAAACGCCCATCAGGGTCATCAGCAGGGTGGTCTTGCCCGAACCGTTGGGCCCGAAAAGAATAAAGGTTTCGCCGGGCTCGATGCTCAGGTCGATGCCCTTGAGCACGGGCGTGCCCTTGATCGAAACGTGCAGATTATGGATTTCAAGCATCGCTGTCCCCGTTTTCCCCAAGGTATTCCAGTACGTCGTAATGCACATGGTCCAGAATATGGGTCAGTTGGGAGATGCACTCGTCGCCCACGGCCCTGCCCAGCAGGTTGACGATGAAAGCCGCGCGCTTGGCGTTGACCAGGGCCTCGTAGCCCGGATCCGTGCTGTAGGGAATGGCCCGGACGGCCTCGCTGAAGGCCGCCAGTTCCTCTTCGGTGACGTTCTTGATGGGCTGGGGCTCATTGTCGAGAAAGACCACGCCTTCCCGCAGCTCCAGCATGACCGCTTTGCCGTGCATATTGGCGATGCACACTTCCATACGCTACCCCTTATAATGGCAATTCATATATGATGGCAAACTTGGGCCGCCGTGTCCAGTCCGGCGCGCGGCGGGCACAGGGCAGACGCATCTAAAAAGTCTTTATTCCCCGATAGATCGGGGACAGAACAAAAAAGAGGCGAAGCCACCTTTGCTCCGCCGGAGCGAAGCGCAGGCGGATGGCTGGTGCCGGGAGAATCCTGGAAAATGCGCTGGCCGTTGCCGCGTCAGCGGCTTGCTTGATCCGTACGGCTCACAAGTTCGCCTACGGCTAAAGCTCCTGCGTCGCAACGGCTGAAGCAAGATTTTTGCGTGCCGGCAAGGAAAATGACACTTTTTGCGCGGAAACCGACCGGAAGGCGGCCCAAAGGGCCGTGCCCGTTGGCGAGCCGGGCGAGCCTTACGGGCATCGAGAGCAGAGCGTACTCAAGTACATGAGCAGCAAAAAAGCGCCGGATGACGCAGCCGGCACACAAAAGGCTGGTTTTGACGGGTCATCACGGCAAATAAAAAGCCTGCAAAGCCTGGAATTAGATGCGTCTGCCCTGCGCGGCGGCCCGCTTGCGGCTCGTGCGGGCTTTGGGCTAGCATGTCGCACGGAGGCTCTTATGTATGTGATCACCGGCGGCGCGGGCTTTATCGGCAGCGCCCTGCTCTGGCAGTTGAATCGCATGGATCTGGACGAAATCGTGGTGGTGGACAATCTGGCCAGCAGCGAGAAATGGCGCAATCTGGTCAAACGCCGCTATATGGATTATCTGCACCGCGACCGCTTTTACGAGCTGATGCGGCGCGACGCCCTGCCCTGGAAGATCACGGCCGTGGTCCACCTGGGGGCCTGTTCCTCCACCACCGAGCGCGACGCGGACTTTCTGATGGAAAACAATTTCCACTACAGCCGCGATCTCTGCCGCTACGCCCTGGACAAGGGCGCGCGCTTCATCAACGCCAGCTCCGCGGCCACCTACGGCGACGGCAGTCTGGGCTTCAGCGACGATCCGGCCCTGATCCCCCGCCTCGCGCCCCTGAACATGTACGGCTACTCCAAGCAGCTCTTCGACCTCTGGCTGTTGCGCGAGAAATTGCGCGGCGAGGTGGTCAGCCTGAAATTCTTCAATGTTTACGGCCCCAACGAATATCACAAGGGCTCCATGCAAAGCGTGGTGGTCAAGGCCCACCGCCAGATCCGGGAGCACGGGCGGCTGTCCCTGTTCAAATCCGACGTGCCGGGCCTGGCCGACGGCGAGCAGAAGCGCGACTTCGTCTACGTCAAGGACTGCACGGCCCTGCTGGCCTGGCTGCTGGAGCGCAAGGACGTCAGCGGCATCCATAATGTGGGCACGGGCGCGGCCCGCAGCTTCAATGACCTGGGCCGGGCGGTATTTGCCGCGCTGGGACGGGAGTGCCGCATCGACTACGTGGATATGCCTGAAACTCTGCGCGGCAAATACCAGAATTACACCCGTGCCGAAATGGACTGGCTGTCCCGCGTGGATTGTCCCCTGGGTTTCACTTCCCTGGAAGAAGGCGTGGCCGATTACGTCTGCAATTATCTTGAGAAAGAGGGCTCCTACCTCTAA